CGACTCACACGTGAGTACCATTATCGAACTACAAAAGGAATCGTATGAAAAAAGTATTTAACGCAATTTGTGAATTTTTTGTTGCCTGGGCTGAGGTCTGGAACGAATACAAAAATGTGCGCCACAACTACTATTGATACCCATTGGTGGCCGGTCACAGACGAAGAATGGGACCAATTGAATCGGCCAAAACCTGCAGATCCTCATAAGTAATTGATGAGTCCATTTGTTGCTACCTTGGTAATGACACACATTACCATAGCCTGTGTTACCCTTTATCTGCACCGCAGTCAAGCACATCGATCGGTAGAATTTCATCCTGTACTTGCACATGCCATGCGATTCTGGTTGTGGCTCACAACAGGCATGGTCACACAACAATGGGTAGCGATACACCGCAAGCATCACAGATTCAGTGACCAGCCAGGCGACCCGCACAGTCCGCATGTGTATGGTCTTGGACGAGTTTTTTTCAAAGGAGCAGTGTTGTATCATGAAGCCGCAAAAGATAAAATCATGGTTGACGCATACGGTCGTGGCACTCCTGCTGATTGGGTGGAGCTTCACCTATACCAGCCTTACAGTAGACTTGGCATTGGCATTCTCTTTGTGCTCGACACCTTGATATTTGGCTGGTGGGGCCCGTTGGTCTGGGGTGTACAAATGATCTGGATTCCGTTCTGGGCTGCAGGTGTTGTCAACGGGCTAGCACACTGGTGCGGATACACAAATGGTTCAACTCGAGACTCAAGTCGCAATCTTGTGCCTTGGGGCATTGTGATTGGCGGGGAAGAGTTGCACAACAATCATCATCTGGCACCGGCCAGCGCACGTCTTTCTAAAAATTGGTGGGAATTTGACATAGGTTGGTTGTACATAACCATTCTTCGAACCTTGGGTTTGGCAAAATTAAAAGTATAAAACTCGCCAAACTGGTTGCAAAAAATGCTGCGACCGCACATAATTGCTAAATACAGTTGAGAAAACAAGTTGGTGCCGATGGTCGGGCCAACACAAACCCTCGCTTTATCCAAGGAGAAACACAATGTTCGCATTAGACGCCACAATCGACGCAGTACAAACAGGCAAGAAGCAATTTGTAAAAACTTTCGTAACAGACGAAAAAATTGCAGAAGCACTCAACCAGTTTGTCGACAATCAAACTGAGTACACCAAAAAAGCTGTCAAAGCCACTATGGATGCAGCTACCACAGTGATGCATGAAACTGTAAAGCATGCTCAAGAAGCTGCCAAAATTGACTATGCCAAATTTGGTGAAGGCGTTATGAAGGCCTACACAGCACAAAACAAAACCAAGTAATTGGTTGTAACGCACAAAAAGCTCCTTAACCGGAGCTTTTTTATGATTTAAAAGTTCGTCTATTTTCCCACTAAATACTTGATACAACCGAGGTCTCTTATGCGTGAGAGTTTTAACTGGAGTCAACTAGATCGCAGCAATCTGTACGGCATGCTTTATACAGCTGGACGCGACATTGTTGGCAAAAAAATCTCAGTTGATCGACTGCAAAAAAAGTTAAGCTCGCACATCAAATGCTTTTTGCCAGTCAAAGTGGTCCGAGTTCAACGAGATTTCACACATGATCCCAAGTTTGTTTATCTAGGTGGCACTTACTACAGTGACCTCGACCGGGCAAACAAAAAACGTTTTATTGAAATTGTTTTAAGCTATCATCCGTCAACTGAAGAAATCAAGATAACTGAGCACCGTTGGCGTAGAATTTGTGCCCTGTTTGCCGACACCATGCTGCATGAAATAATTCACATGCGTCAGTATCGCAGTAGAAATTTCAAATTGATTCCCGGCTATGAAAGCACTGCCCACTATCATAAACAACGAATGGACCAAGAATACTACGGGCATCGAGATGAAATGGGTGCATTCAGTTTCAACATTGCCTGCGACATGGTGGGACGATTTGGCCACAATCCTGCAGTGATATGTCGCTACATGGACGGCATGCAGGCCAAACGCCACCGGCATTCCTGTTATCACAAATTCCTAGCCGCGTTTGACTGGAATCACAATCACGTCAAGGTTCGTCAAATGAAGCAGAAAATACTCAAACAGTTGGAATATGCTGCCATTGGTCGCCCGTTCAAGACCACCACACACTTGACCTATTAACGCTGGCGTTTTCGTCCCAGTGCTTTTTCAGTGCCGAGTTTTTCAGAGGCCTGGTGCATGATCGCATGATTCGGCACTATCAACTGGCCACTGGCCTGGATCTAGAAACCATTCGCACACGCTTGTTGCCGCCCACCGACATGTGGCTTAGTTCTGAAGAAGCCCTGGAACTGGGCATCTGCAACTACATCAGTGATTTGAAATCTTGATCACTGCCAAATTGTTACTTTTTTAACCCAGCATTTTTTAATATACTGTACAGTTCAACAGATTCTTTGAGATTTGGATTTTTGCCAGCAGCTGGAACTTTTTGTTTTGATTTCAAGTCTGGTGTTAGGTCAAACTCGGGTTTGGTGGGTGCAGGCAGTGCAGGTGTGTCTTTTGCGTATTGAACAGGGCCCATATTTTTGACTGTGGCAGCAGGAGCAGATGCTTGATTGGTCGATGATGCGGCGGTGCCACCAGCCAGGCCAGCCAAACGGGCTGCATTCACTGGAGAGATATTGTCGGCGGCAACGCTGGGATCAGCGTCACGACCGTTCCAGGCATCGCCGCCGTCATCTATTATTTTTTCTATTTTGTCAGACACCTGTGCCGGAGTCAGTTTGTTTGACAACTTGCTTGGATCAATGTATTTGGGGCTAGTGGTGGATACCTGTACAGGTTTGCCGCCATTGGTCACTGTGTATTTGTAATAGTTGTAGTGTCTATTATAATGTCTGTCAGTAAGCATTATACGATTGAGTTCTGTAATTGGATCAGTTTTGCGATTGTCGCTGACATTGATACTTGCAATGTTTCCATCAAAGTCGGTTTTGTAAACCACAATTTTGTTTTGTTCTGGGGTATTCTCCGCTTCCCAAGAATCATAACCATACCCATAAGGTTTAGGTTTGTTCTTTTTGTTTTTGGCTTGATATCGCCAGTCGTCTGGATTGTCAGCTCGTGACACAAAAGATTTTGTTACATCAGCAGGACTCACTTCTGTGTTTTGTAGATGCTTGATCAACTGAGCTGCTGCCATTTCGGGATTTTGATCATACAGATCTAACAAATCATACATTTGGTCTGAAGCAGATTTGTCATCTCCGTCATCACTCTCTATATCTTCAAAACCCAAAATATCGGCCATGTCTTCTCTGGATTCGTAGTAGTCATCATCGTCTTCGGCGCCCCATTGATCAAGATGATTTTGAATACCTTTCATCAATGCCAACCCGTCTGATACAGAAAGACCTGCAACACCAGCAGGTGTTGATAACAGTTTGACTACAGGAGCTGGCACAGCCGCAGCGGCCGCAAAACTTGCCAGACCTTTAAGGAATCCTCTGCGACTTGGTTGGTCCAGAGCTTCTAGAATTTCGATATATTGTTTGAAAGTTTTCATAGTATTATTTATTCTTCACCGCTGGCGACCGCGTCCCAGGGTTGCTTTGGTTCCGTATTTTTCGGCAGGAATAGCGGGAGTTGCAATCTCGGTATCCTGGTCCTCGGCAACATCATCAACATCACTGGCACCATTCATTAAAATTTTGAATGTAAAATTGCCCTTGCTGCCTGTGCTGTAGAATGTTTTGCCCGCACTCAGCAAAACATCAGTTGTGGCCTGAGTGGGATATTTGACAAAAAATGGCTGCATCACTATTTCATTGCCCTGCAGGGAGGCATGAGTTTCAACCTGTATGAAAGATCCCCAGTTCAGTATTTCTGCTGCGGCCTTGCCAAAGTTGGTGGTGGTGTTTACCCAATCGGCCACTTCGATGGCAATGGCAGCTCGAATGTGATAAAATGGGATAATTTTTGATGGGTCTTGTGCTTTTCTTTCTTGATATCGTTTTTCAAGAGCAGGGCTCAACAGTTGCTGACCCACTACCGGTGTGCCAGCTGGTAAATTTTGCAAGCTCATGATTTGATCACGCTCTTGGGGTGTTATGATATTGGCCAACACCGCGGTGTTCAGTGCACCCGGAGTCGAGCCAGCTGTGACAACCTCCAACAAACTGACTTCTTTTTTGTACTTTTCAAGCAGCTTGACACCATCTGGGTCCTGGCGCATTTCATTGATTTTGTCCAAGAGATTTTTGGCTGATGCTTTGGCACCCCCCTCGGCCTTGGATGACAGTCCCATGGTTTGCCCTGCAGGATTGATTAGAGTGCTGTCAGTGAGTCCGCCAATTTTGCTGCCACCAAAAGTGATACGACAACTGGCATAACCACCTTGGCTCAACCAGTCTTGTTCGGCCTTTTTACCTTGGCCTGTGGTCTTGTGCCCCAGTACCAGAGCCATGGGTTGCAGCATTTCGCAGAAGTAATTGGTAAATGCAGTGAAATTCATATTGCCCAAGGGAATACGAATAGGGTAACTTTTGCTGTTCATGAATATCTCTGTGGCATTTGCTTCGTTGCTGTTGACACCAAATTTTGCCTGTATACCTCCAAGTATGTCTGCAGGACTGAGATTGTCAAGATTGCTACCTAACACATCAGTGGGCTTGTATCCAACAGCTTCTTTTTGTGCCACAGCAGTTTGCAGTCTATATCCACCTGGCAATTTGTTAGAGAACTCATTTTGCGTCAATATAGGGGATACCTTTTTGAGGTATCTGGCCAAAAAATGTTGTTTACCTTTATCGCCAACAAAATGTGCAATGCCAAATCCACCTTTTTGGTTCTTGGGTGCAGGCACAGGATTGCCATTGCTGTCGGTCCACTGTATCAAGTCAGGGTCAATGTTGGATTGTTTACAAACCTCTGCCAGGGCCTGTTGCCACTGTTCCGGAGTCTCGTATTCGCCGCCACCGGGTGGGTAAAAACTCACCCCCTGAAATACCAATTGATTGCCTTGGGGGTTGGCAAACACAGTACCAGGTTTTCGGTTGGCTAGACCCACGCTTTCGGTCACGATGTTGTCAATAAGATTAAGTAAGTCTCGCATGGCAGTTGGTGTAAGTAGTATAATACTTATCAACTGACGCAAACTCTCAACAAGGAAAAACATGCCAAATCTAGTGCCCATGGTGTTGGAAAACACCTCGCGTGGTGAACGCAGCTACGACATCTACAGCAGACTGTTACGCGATCGAATCATCATGCTGGATGGCGAAGTCAACAGTCACAGTGCCAGCCTGATCGTGGCTCAGCTGTTGTTTTTGGAAAGTGAAAATCCCGACAAGGACATCAGTTTTTACATCAATAGCCCAGGGGGATCAGTCACCGACGGACTCTCGATTCTAGACACCATGAATTTTATTCGTCCAGACATTTCCACCATTGTGGTAGGCCAAGCAGCAAGTATGGGCAGTTTGTTGGCCAGCTCCGGCACACCTGGCAAACGCCTTATATTGCCCTATGCTCGACACATGATACATCAGGTATCGTCTGGCACCCGGGGCACCGCAATTGATATGAAAATTGCGCTGGAAGAAACATTGAAGTTGAACACAATGCTAACTGAAATTTATGTCAAAAATACCGGGAAAGATTATCAACAGTTGGAAAAAGACATGTCTCGTGACTGTTTCATGAGTGCCGAACAATCTGTGGCCTATGGCTTGGCTGATCAAGTGATTCACAAACGCACTGCATGATGTCGTTCGAAAACACATTTTGCCCCAGCCCATGGTTCCACATGCGAATCAACAACTCGGGTTCCTACGAGTACTGTCGCTGGCAGGCAAAATCTGGTTCAACTGAAACTCGCATTGATTTTGATCACAACATCAGAAGTAAGTCTCCCTTGCAGTATTTTCGGCAGGTCATGAGCCCCATCCGGGAGGCCATGTTGCAAGGCACTCCTCCCAGCGCCTGTTCAGATTGTCATGTCATGGAGCAGCATCACAAAACCAGTGGTCGTCAGCGACAGTTGTTGAAAGTTGGTATTCAGCAATCTCAGTTTGCCAAGACCATGCTGAGTTCTCCCATGTTGCCAGATTTTGAGCACAGTGAAAATTCTCAAGGCAGCACTGAGAGAACCGTGAGTGACTGGCAGATTGACCTGGGCAACTTCTGCAACAGTGCCTGTGTGTTTTGCAATCCGGAATCCAGCAGTCGCCTGGCGTCTGAGTTCAAACGCATTGGCATGATTGATCAAGTGCCCGCGGCCAACTGGTGTGAAGATCCTGAGTTGTTGGCAAGATTTGTTGATGATCTTGTGCAATGTCAAGATATTCGCTACTTGCATTTCATCGGCGGTGAAACCTTGATCACCCCGGGCTTTGCGAAAATACTGGAGGCTGTGATTGCTGCAGGACTGGCTCAAGACATCACAGTGGGATTTACTACCAATCTCACAGTGTGGGACGATCATGTGATAGATCTGTTGACACAGTTTCATCAAGTGAACTTGGGCATGAGCGTGGAGGCTCTGGATCCCGTCAATGACTATGTGCGCTGGCCTGGCGTTCTCTCAACCACTTGTGAGTTGTTGGATCGGTGGGTGGCTGTGGCTCAAGCCCATGACTGGTTGATTCAGTTGAGAATCACTCCCACCTGTTTGACCATACATCGATTGACCACGGTGTATGATTATGCCTGGCAGCACAACTTGGCAGTAGAAAGCTGTAACTTTTTGACCGATCCAGAATTCTTAAGGATTTCGGTGCTGCCCAAAGATCAGCGTGATATCATCAGAGATCAACTGCAGGCCTGGATTGATTACCACTCTGTGTACAGTGGCAGTCAAGTGATCAACACACGAGATCCGCATCTTGCTCAAGCACAAATTGTTCAAGATGCTGCCAGCTATGTGCACCTGTTGACTCATGTGGAAGACGAGAGCCACCGACTGCCTGACCTAGTCAACTACTTGAAACGGCTGGAAGCCAGTCGTGGCAACTCTGTGCTGGATTATGTACCCGAATATGAATCGTTTCTCAGATCTGCTGGCCTCTAAACCCTGTATCACAGTTGACATAACTGTGCGGCCCATCATGCACAATGGTGCACCAGACTTGTTGGTGGAAGTGAATCAACAGGTGTTGTTTTCGGGCGTGCTGGATCAACCAGCAACACTGACAGCCACAGAACTCGATCTACTGGAGCCGCTGTTGATCAAGTTGACCATGAGCAACAAAAATTACAGTGCCGACCGGGAAACTGCTGTGGTTGTGGAATCTTTCAAGATCGACGACTTTGAATTTGTGCCCGACCACACTCATTTGTTTGAGTATGCCAATGATCATGGCAACACACAGCCCACCAACTATCTGGGATTCAATGGTGTTTGGTCACTGTCAATTCCCGAGCCCGTTTACAGATGGCTGCATCGTGCAACTGGCCAAGGCTGGCTGATTGACTAGATCACAGATAAATGCAAATATATTCTGACATTAAAGACCGAATCGGCTCTTTAATCCCCAGTAGTTCTGCTGTAGCTGTTCCGGGGTAAGTTTGATATTGTACAATTCCAAGTTGGCCACATAACCCCAAGGCTGGTCATTGGCTGACTGAATATTGCCCCACGCATAGTGATATTGTCCTGCCACTGACTTTGCCACACCGGATCCCACCTGTTGTCCGTTGATGTAAAATGTCTGACCTGCGGCATCACCCACAGTGGCAAATTGTGCCCAGACATCGCCATAGGCCGCCATGTTGTAGCCCGAACTATTAAATCCAGTGTTACCAGGAAGATTTTCCCACATGCCTAAAAAGTTGGTTCCTGTATTGACGAGTATTGCGTGACCGCCTGTACCATAAGACCTAAGTAGCGTTCTAAAACCTGCTGTAGATGCCCTTACTCGTACCCAACTGATGTAGGTAAAGTTGGTGGGTATCTGTATGGTGGTCGAAACAGAGGTAATAACCTGCCCCACGGCGCCGCAGTTAAAACACTTAACCCCACTCAGCGTGGTATAGAGGTTGCTGTTGCTTAGAGTATGAGTATAGCCATTGCCAGACAAGTCGTTCAAGGTAGTTCCAGAGCCTGAGTAACTGGCAGCATTGTTGGCATCGAGATACAACATCAAGTTGGTGGGCATGACGCCACCATCTAGCACTCTGGTTCCCCTAAGTGTAACACCTGATATGATCATTAGTTTAACCTATCAACTTATTTTGATCCAACCGTAACGCACAGTCTGACCGCGGCCACTGGCGTTGTTGATGCCAAAGTCAAATCTATTGGTAGTTGCACTGGGAGCGGTATTGCTGCGAACTATGGTGTTGGCAGTGCCTACGAACTGATCGGGTATGCTGATAAAGTCAATGGGCGTACCGCCACCGTCGTAGACCCAAGCATACTGAACACCCACTACAGGTACGTTGTTGTTAGTCACTGTGGCAGTGGCATTCCAGGTCAAGATACCTTGGGGGATATTACAATCAACCCACATGTGATAGGTGTTGTTCTGGTCTACTGTGAAGCTTTGAATGCTGGGGCCCACAGGCACGGTCCAGGAACTCTCAAATCTTGTGACAACATCCACTGGTGTGTTGTTGGCATAGTTCACAGCAAATGTATTGCCGGGCAAGGTCAAGTTACCTGTGTTGTCAAACACTGTGCTATAACTGCCAGCCATCAAAGTTACATTTGGACTGGTGCCGACCACGTTGCCGGTGATCGAAATGTTGCCCACAAAGTTGCTGGCCGTGATGTTGCCTGTGGTGCTAATGGCGTTGCTGCCAAACGCACTCAAGAATGTGGCCACATTTGAATTGCCATATGTGGCTGGCAGGCCAGTGAGTTGTGATCCGTTACCAAACAGATAGCCGGCTGTGATATTGCCAGTGGTGCTAATGGCGTTGCTGCCAAACCCGGCCATGAATGTTGCAACATTGGCATTGCCGTAAGTTGCCGGTAGTCCGGTGAGTTGGCTACCATTGCCCAAGATGTAGTTGCCGGTGATGTTGCCTGTAGCACTGATATTTCCAGCAGTTTTTATACTGCCAGTAGAGGGTTCAACGGTGGCATTGTTTACATATTTTAGGTTACCATCATAGGTCATTATGCTCATATCACCGGTGGAGGTGATATCTTGTGCAACTGAGGGTGCTGGTAAGTTGGTCAATTCACTTCCGTTGCCTTTGATGTAAACACCGGTGATGTTGCCCGTTGCCGACAAGTTGCCCACGACATTGGCTGTGATGAATCCAGAATCATTGCTTAGGTCACTAGTGGCAGTGGGTATTTCCAAACTGACCACACCAGTAGCTCCATTGACCGAAATCACATTGGCCACAGCACTAGTGATATAATTGGCATCATTCTCAAATGCACTCACTTGGGTAGGTATAGCAGATTCAGTAATATATCCAGAGTCATTTTCAAATGCACTCACTTGTGTTGGGATAGCGGCCAAAGTGATGAATCCAGAATCATTGCTTAGGTCACTAGTGGCAGTGGGTATTTCCAAACTGACCACACCAGTGGCACCGTTGACTGAAATCACATTGGCCACAGCTGACGTGATGTAATTGGCATCGTTTTCAAATGCACTCACTTGTGTTGGGATAGCAGATTCGGTGATATAACCCGAGTCATTTTCAAATGCACTAACATCAGTGGGGATAGCAGCACTTGTGATATAATTGGCATCGTTTTCAAATGCACTCACTTGTGTTGGGATAGCAGATTCGGTAATGTACCCAGCATCATTGTCAAATGCACTAACATCAGTGGGTGTGTTGCTCAAGTCTGTATAGCTGCCTGATGTGGCCACTTGGGACAGGCCCGACACATTGGCTGCTGTGACCGAATTGGCTGTGTTGGCAAAGTCAGCAGTGCCTGTTAGATCGCCCACGAATGTGGTGGCCGTGATATTGCCATCCACAACCAGTGGTAAGTTTACCACCCATGACATGTTGTCATGGTCATAGGTTATGGTGGCATCGGCCCCGTCTACCAGAATTCCGGCGCCGTTGGCCACAGCAGCATTGGGTGAACCCGATGCAATGGTTATCAGCTTGTCAGTCACATCCAGGTTGGCTGTGTTGATGGTGGTAGTGGTACCATTCACTGTGAGGTTACCGTTCACAGTGAGGTCATCTACTTCGATGCTGCTCAATGACAGCTCACCAGTGATGTCAAGATACTGGGTATAAACTGTATCCCAACGCTGGGTGGCACTACCAAGATTTCTAGTGTTACTGAGATTTGGCACCACATCCACATTGGCCACCACACGACCTGTGCCATTGGGAGCCAGGGTCAGATTGCCATTGGTATTGAGGGTGAGTATGCGATTGTCTGAAATGCGTACATTGCTGCCCACAGGACCTGCTGTCCAAATTTGGTCAAAGTTGACATTGGTTTCGGTAAAGGCGGTGCGTAGTGGAGCGCCTGTGCCGTCGTTGGGTGCTAGACCGGTGTTGATAACTTGTTGGGTCATGTGGGATCCTTGATAACCTTTTGTGTTATTTATGGCAAACTTGGTGCCAAAACACATTGCAAACCCATTACAATTGCGCTACAATCAACTCATGCTGCTGATGTCAGCTATTTTATGAAAGGAAATATCATGCGTTTTAATCCTGAAACCAAGACTTTCAAAGTCTTTAATGCTCTCTACAATGGCGAAACATTGACTCCTGCCACTGCTGCCAAGCGGTTTGGTGTCAAAAACCTGTCGGCTGAAGTAAGCCGTGTGCGTCACGCTGGTTACTGTGTGTATGCCAATACTCGCAAGGCTGGTAATGGTGTTACTGTTACTGAGTACTCAATTGGTACTCCCAGCCGCAAGCTGATCGCTGCTGGCTACAAAGCCATGGCGTTAGGCATCGCCTAAATCCCCTTCGCTGCCCGTTTCAACCCGGGCACATGTTCAAAAACCCTACTCCGCGTAGGGTTTTTGTTGACCTCAAAATCTGTTGACTGTACAATATATACATCTAAACATTGTGTGAAAGAGTGCTATGTTGAAACAACTGTTTGAACGCCTGGGCCGACGCCGTGTGATCATGGATAGGGTAAACGATGAACCTTATCTGGAACGGTATTATGTGTTCTTGAAAGATCGAACCTGGTTTCCGTTCAATGTCTTTGTGCATCGCTTTCTCAAGAGTGACCCTACAGATGTGCATGATCATCCCTGGAGTTACTTTACCCTGATTCTGCGTGGCGGGTACTGGGAGTGGATTCCCATATTTGACCGCCAGGGAAAACGCATCAGTGAAGTGGCCAAATGGCGCGGCCCAGGTCACTGGAGATTCAGTCCAGCTGCCAGCTATCACAGAATTGAACTGGATCCTGCAGTGGAATGCTGGAGCCTGTTTATGCCCGGGCCACATCGCAAGGACTGGGGATTCCTGGTGCGCGGCGAGTGGATGCAGTGGCAGCAGTATTTGGAATCCAAATCAGTTAAATAATCAAACAACAAAGGAACATCGTGTCAGACCAATCCAACTCTAAAAAAATCGAATTTGCTCCCGGCTGCTTTGATGACTTTGAAGGTACCCAGGAAGAAATGGCAGAAATCATTGCACATCTCACACAGTTGGCCGAATCCGGAGAACTGGAACTCATGAGTGAGCCTGTGGACATTGATGAGCTGATCGAAGAAGATCCCCAACTGGCTCGTCGCTTGGCCGACATTGTGACTGGCACTCCAACTCCCAGGAATCTACAGTAAACATGAATTCTCTAGACTTGGTGGTGGTATTTTTTCTGGGCTTGGCCGTGGCACACTGGTTGTTTTGGCGGATCATGCGCCAGGTTCATGATCATGTGCAGGCCCGATTGGATTTTTTGCAACAACACACGATTCCTATACATATAGAAGTCGACGGCAACGTGATTTACTGCTACAACACACAAACACAGGAATTTCTCTGTCAAGGCGCCACAGTTGAACAGGCACAAGCAGCATTTCAGACCAGATATCCCGAATGCTGGGGCATAGTGCACAGTGGCGATGCTGGCATTATTCAACAATGGGCACAATTGTCACAGGCACAACATGGATCTTGAGTCACTGTCTCGAGCCTGCTCTCTCAAGGGACAGCAAAAAGTTTTCAATCTCTACACCAACCGGGTGAATTCTTGTTGCAGGGCCTACCCCGAACCATTGTCTGACTCGGGTTCTGTGTCTCAACTGATTGCCAAATGGGATCAGGAAAAAAAGTCACTAGAGCAAGGTGAACAAATATCCGGATGTGATCATTGCTGGAAGCACGAAAATCAAGGTATCCAATCTTATCGCCAACAATTGGGATCAAGTGATCATCCCAATCATGTTGAACTAATATTCAGCAACGCATGCAATCAGATGTGCAGCTATTGTTCGCCGAAATACAGTACCACCTGGCAGGAATCTATTCGCACACAGGGATTGTTTGATCGCGTGAGTGTATCAACAAATGCAAATCTCGCTATCGCTCAACATCATGATTTTGATGCTGAAAAATGGTTGGACAAAATTCAAAACTACATTTTGAGTTGTGAAGACAATTCAGTATTGTTGACATTGTTGGGAGGCGAGCCTCTCATGCAACAGGTCAATCTTGAAAAATTTCTACAGCTACAAAATCCCAAAATTCAACAGCTGAGAATTATCACCAATCTCAATCCTCCCAGCAACAAGTTTTTAACCTGGTTATTGGAACACTACAATGTGTCAAAGTTGAAATTCAGTATCAGCTTAGACGCCGCTCCGGAGTTTAATCATGTGCCCCGAGCCGGATTTGATCATGTCAAATTCCATCAAAATCTGGATCTGTTGAAACGCCACGGTGTGGATTTTGAATTTTTGCCTGTGGTCAGTGCCTTGAGCATATTTGATCTATGTAATTTTTTGCCCTGGATTCGACACAACAATTTTTTTGCTCCGGATTTTTTTAGAATCAACAATCCGGCAATGCTGGATCCTGTGGTTGTGCCACTTGAATTTCGATCTCGAATACTCGAGTCAACTGATCCCACTCTCTTGCCCGAAAATGTTCTGAAAATCTTGACTGAACCAACACCTGGTGTTGACTTGAAATTGTTTGAGCAGTATAATTATCTTGAGCAGTACTTTGCAAGAACTGGAATAGATCCTGTTGTGGTCGACAATGACTTGTTTGTACAGTACTGGAATTGGTTGAAACGGAAATTCTCATGAAAATTGCATTAACGTCTGACGTACACCTTGAATTTGCTGACCTTGACATCATCAACTCGGAATCAGCTGATGTGTTGATCTTGGCCGGCGACATCTGCGTGGCTGCAGACATCTTGGATCTCAACTCACCAGGATTCATGGGGCTGGGTCGCGCCACCAGAATTCGCGAATTTTTCAACCGCTGTGCTCATGAATTTCAGGATGTGATCTTGATCATGGGCAACCACGAACACTATCACGGTGACTTTGCTACCACTCAGAGCCGACTGCAAACCATGTTGACTCAAGAAGGCCTGAATCGTGTGCATCTCTTGGAAAAGTCTTCGGTAACAATCAAGGGCGTGGTATTTTCGGGAGGTACACTGTGGACCGACATGAACCGCAGTGATCCTGACACCATGATACAGATTGCAGATGCCATGAATGACTTCCGACAGATCGAAAACAGCAATCGTGTGGTGAGCTATCGTGTTCAAGCCGTTCAGGGCATGGAGACTCGCAACCGACCTGGCAGGCTCACGCCCACCGATGTGGTGGTTGATCACACAGCCTGCCTGGAGTACTTTGAGTCAGTGGTGGATTCGCAGCCCACGGCCACTCATGTGATCGTGGGACACCATGCACCCAGTACACTCAGTGTGCACTCACAGTATGCTGGCCAATATGCTATCAATGGTGGCTATCGATCCAACCTGGACTCGTTCATTCAGCAACGCCCCCAGATTCGACTGTGGTGTCATGGTCACACCCACCATGACTTTGACTACATGATTGGTGCCACTCGAGTGGTGTGCAACCCCCGGGGCTATGTAGGCTACGAGGCCCGTGCGGATGAGTGGCAGTTGAAATATGTTGACATCTAGTATCGCATGATAAAAAAATTTCTTGCACGAGCAGTCAGTGAAGTGCTATACTGTGTGGGTGATTGGGTCAGCAGACCCATGAGTCGTTTTGACTGGGCTTGGCTGTATCCGGTGTACAGTTGGCTCATGATTGCCAGCAGCAACGTTCAAGACTGGGCCGGCAATGATCAGCCCTGGGGCAAGATAAAGGAAAAAAAATGAAAGTTTACATCAACCGCTACCGCAGCCATTGGCTGAGTCCGTATACCATTCTCAAAACTGTGTGTTTTTGGGAAAAGGACGACGATGTTTTTTACAACCTTGAAGACCTGCCCAATCACAAGTACACCAAATGGGTCGATCGTCTGAAACCCATATGTGGTGCATTAATGAAGTTTTTGGACCGGGTGCATCCCAAGATCGATTATGTGAAAATTGACGAATATGACACCTGGTCAATGGACCATACACTGGGTGCCATTGCATTGCCCATGCTCAAGCAGTTGCAAAAAACCAAACATGGTGCACCTTGTGTGGCGGACGAGGATGTTCCTGAACATCTGCGCAGTACCAGTGCCCCTACCAAAGAAAACGAGTGGGACACCGACAGCAATCACTTTGCTCGTTGGGATTGGGTCTTGAACGAAATGATCTTTGCGTTCGAGTGCAAGTTGGATGACTCCTGGCAGGATGCTTTCCGTTCGGGCGAAATTGACTGGAAAACCAAGGCCTGCGCCTGGGATGAAAACGGTAAGGCCACCCTGTACCAGTCAGTGGACGGACCCAACCATACTTACAAATGTGATTATGAAGGTATGAAAAAGGTCGAAGATCGCATACAAAATGGATTTAGGCTGTTTGGTGTGTATTTTCAATCATTGTGGGATTGATCTTGACGGACTCTGAAGATTCCACTCAGCCGCCTGTCAGCAACTCGGCCAAGGGCCGCAACAGCTTTGATATCTCTGTGGGCAATGATCTGGTGCACTTTTTCAATCGCAATGTCACGCCCTATGCTACCGAAGCAGGCGGGCACAAGTTTGACCTGGTGCCAGTAGAAAAGCAAAAAGACGTCATGCTGAATGTGGCACGGCTGCATGCTCAACAGGAATACGACCGAATCATGCAGTTGGTGTCAGTGCTGCAGGCCCAAGCAGCCAGCATACAACGCAGACTCACCATAACAGATGCGGTGCATGGGGCCCAATACAGTTTTCAAATTGCCCACGGCAACACCTACTGGTTGGTGTATGACACCAGAAAAAACATCACCAGACTGGTCATGAACGGTCCTGCGGACTGGAGTGCTGGCCCGCCTGAGGATTACAATTACCTGGCTCAGGTTCGTTGGTTGGGAGACCACACCTGGATCGAAGTTGACAACTTAGGAAATCCTGTACCATGACCCCGGGCTATTCTGTGTTCTCACCCTCGGCTTGGCCTGATTGGTCGCTTGAAAAGCCTCAGCTCACAATCAATCAGCGTGGTTACGATGCTTGGCAGAAGCAGTGCATTTTTGACATGCTCAAGGGCCAGAGCATGGGCGAAAGTTTTTGCAATTATTTTTGTACCACGGACTATTTGTTGCTGCATCAAAAGAGATCTGCTGCCTGGACGGAACAATACATAAAGAAAACCTATATCAAAACCTATGTTGCTTGACCCACCACTGGAATACTTGCGTGATGCTGTGAGTTTTTCACATGCCATGGAAATTGCCAAACCCTGGGGCATGATCGAACAGGTGCTGGACTGGTGCAAAATGGCACTCAGCGAAGACTGGCGTTGGCAGCTGGTGGAATCCAGTGCACCTGATCGCTTGGGCAGGTATATTTTTTATTTCGACAGCGAACGCGATTACATGACCTTTGCCTTGCGTTGGCGTTGACAACACTGGGTGGTTTTTGTTAAACTTGTGATTTTAGTGAGGTAGCATCATGCTTGATAGACTTTTTATGCATACTCGGCCCGTGGTGCCGTTTGATCCTGCAAACTCTGCACATCGTCGTGCAGTCAACACCTATATCCGTACTGGTGGATGGGGTACCACACCCATGAGATTTTTGTTGGAAACACCATACCTAGATGTGCCCAACATGGTGAGCAGTCGCTTGTTGAACTATTATTTGAGCCGTGAATTCAAACAAGTGGAAGAATCCCAGGAAACTGTGGCAAATTAACAACAATCAGCTGGTTGACCAATAAATCAGTTTTTACTACAATAGAAACAAGTTAAGAAGCAATCAACTTTTTAGCCCGTGTTAGAGATAACACATTTTTTAACTTTATCGGCCTAGGCCAGAAAGACTACTATGAGCGATACTTACACCGTTGCAGTTTTCAAAGACGAAACTTCCTATAGCATGACCGTTCGTTGTCTTGCTCGCAACAAGCACTTCAAGTACAATGCTGGTAACCCCAACTGCATCTACGACTCAACTCAACCTGAACCTAAGATGTTCACAATTATGTTTGAAGGCTCGCAAACAGAAGCAGAAAAATTTGCTCATGTGGTAGCGGCCGCTTACTCGGTAGTGGGCGTAAAGCGCGGACTTGTGAAAACTGAAGGAACTGACAATGTTTAAAAAATTCTATCGTATCAAAGATCGCATCGAAGAATGGCTTCGATACCCACAGCCCACACGTTTGCAAAAACAACTGTTGGGCATGTACACTGATGTCATTGACACAGATTTCACTGCTGTGAGATTGGCCAGTGAAAGTTCAGCACGTTATGTGATTGCAAACATGCGAACGGTGCCTAATTTTGCAGTTGATTATGACTTGCATGATTGGATCGTGAGAACACAACTTGATAACACACTAGGGTCTGGACTAATTGCAGAATTTGGTGTTGCAACAGGTCGCACAATCAATCATATTGCACGACTACGACCCGAAGATATTGTACACGGTTTTGACAGTTTTGAAGGATTGCCCGAGGACTGGACCGGTCGTATGCCCAAGGGCTTCTTTAAACGTACGGCACTACCCAGGGTACGTAAAAATGTCAAATTGCATGTGGATTGGTTCAACATCACCTTGCCCGACTTCAAGGCCACGCATGGTGATACGCCATTACAGTTACTACACATTGACAGTGATCTGTATTCTAGTGCAGTGACAATATTGACTGCATTACGAGACAACATTGTGCCCGGCACAGTCATCATATTTGATGAGTACATCAACTACCCGGGTTGGGAACTGGATGAATTCCGGGCTTGGCAAGAACATGTGTCGGCATATGGTATTCGTTACGAGTACATTGGTCGCGTGAGTCGACATCAGAAAGTGGCTGTGAGAGTGTTGTAAAAACACAACACTGGACTTTTCCAAAACCCAGTTGACAACAACTGGGTTTTTCACATATAATACGCACATGGTAGTGATTTCTACCTGCTAACCCAATAACAATGACGTGGCATGGGGTCACAGATTTGAGTGGTTACGAACGAAAGGTACTTTATTATGGCCACGGCCAATCCATCTTACGCGGCAAAACGCAACGCCGTTTATCTGAACTCTTCCTCCAACCTGGTTGACCTGGTGCAACGTCTCAATGACACCGTTGCTGCCATGCCTCTGCAAGCACAACGCAATTGGCAGTCCAAACTGGCCAAGGCCTTGTCAACATTCAAGCGAAACAACCCCGGGCTCAAAAGCATCAACGATCCCAAGTTTCGTTTGTGCAAGAGCCTGATGGGCAAGCTGCAAGACATTCAAATTGACACCACCATGCAACGTGAACCCAACTTGCACTGGATCATCACCATCATTGAGAATTTCCGCGCATATCAAGCACAGCCCATTCAGGTGTATGCCACTGCCACAGGGTATGGTGCTTGGGATGGACAACATACCAGCCTGGCCCTGTACTTGATTGCCACACAGGCCCTGGGCATGAATTTTGAAGACATCGAAGTTCCCGTCAACATCTACGACATTGTGAGCCGCGGCGAACTTCGTGGCAATTTCATCAACAACAATACCACTGTGGGCAAAAACGCAGGCAAGAAGCCCTTGGACATCATTGACATCATTCAGCAAATGATCTATGGTGTCGAGGTCGACGGTGTCACCGAACCCGAGTGGGTAGATGCACATGCCAAGTGGAAGGCTCTTGCTGATGCTGGCATGTTCCTGACTGCTGACAAGTTCAACGATGTTGACCAAATTGGTGCCATCAGTCGTCTCAATGAAGTCAACGACTCCAGTGTTGCAGTGGTAAAGAAGTTTGCTGTTTACGGCCAGTATGTGGTGGAATTGCAAAAGCGTCCCATCAACACCAAGGAAATTCCCATCATCATGGAATTTTTCAACCTGTGTGAACAGCAAGACATTGCGTACACCGATGCCGAGATTCAAGATCTGGCTCAGCATTGTGTTGACTTGTTTGATGCAAACTTTGATGCCAAAGGTCCATTCTGGGACGTGGCTCACCAAGCCAGCGTAAATGCCTGGAACAAACACAACAAAGGCAAAGACACACGCGACTGGACTGATCCTCCACGTAACAGCAAGAATGTGCCACAAGGTATTGCATTTTTCTGGCATCAACTGCAAAAGTCATGGGTTCCAAAACAGGCTCCGGGCTTTAGGTTCCCCAAACAGCCATTCTCGGTGTACACACCCGATGCAAAGGACTTGTTCTAACATGAGTCACTTTTTATATATTCATCCCTGCATGTCAGGAACCCCGGGTGTGTGGAAAGTGGGAGTCTCCAAAACACCGTACTCGGCAGTGCGAGCTCGACAAAGGTACACCTGGAACAAATTTGGTCTTGAATACTTGTATTTTGGTCGGCCCGATGACATCAGTTGCTTGGAAAAAATGATCAAAGATTACTTTTCCTACTGCTCGGGTAAAACTCTGCAAGGATATGGTACCGAATTGTTCAAGGTCGATGTCAATCTTGTGCGCAAGTATATTGCTATAAAAATCCACAATCAAAAACTTGATGTTAAACCAGTGGTCATGAAGCAATCTTATACTGCAAGTTCAAGTGGTCAATGTCCTTTTGGAATTCCGGCAGAACAAGATGCCGATTTTTATCTCAACCGCCGTGTTAATGAAATGTTTGGCAATTCACCACGCAGACTTGAATCAGCTGGAAAACAAATTTTGTTGGGAGATCTGTTTGAAGTCACATAAACCATTGATGGAACGTGTGAGTGGGTATGCACAAAAGAAACCCACACCAGTCAAGCGTGGCGGTGCCAGCTATGATGCTACATATCAATTTTGCCAAAGTGAAATTGAGCGTTATGTGGAAATGTATAAACAGCTCAAGATGGAAGACCAAACTGCACGTCTTATCCGAGACATGATTGATGTGTTGTTGCGCAGATATCACAACTATGCAATCAAGGAAAACATCGGTGCCCACTATTGTGAAAAAGGCCTGGCTCACAAAACCAAGACCGAGTTCGAGCATGTGATTCCGGCCTCAGTGGCTCGTGATTTGTTGTTGTTTGGCCGACTCACTGTGGCGGAAGCACTCAACATTCCCACCTGCAAGTTAAGTGCTGCCAAGCACAAAAAGCTGAACTCTACAAAATTGGGATCGACTACCCCGGACATCTATTGGTTTTGGCAACGATACCAAGATCTGGGTATTGAGCTTGAAACACATGATGGCGTCAAGGTTGACACAACCACTTGGAATCTGGACACTCATTATGAGTATTTCGTGAAATAACGTGTTGCACAAAAACAACACTGCAAGCCCTGAAATTTCAGGGCTTTTTTGTGACTTTTTGCTACACTTTTGTGACAGTTTTATTACAACAAATCACTTGACCAAAATTGGCGTTTTCGGTTATAATACTAACATGATGAAACGCAAAAGACGACAAGACACACGACATGCGGTGTACTGCATCACCAACTCAGTGACCGGTGATCAGTACATTGGCATCACTGTATGCGGACAGCAGGTGCGCCGAGCACTGAAAATTCGCATTCAGAAGCATGTGCGCCGAGCACTTACCGAAAACAAAGTGTGGGCTTTGTGCAACAGTATTCGCGAGCATGGTGTGGAATCACACACCTACGGTGTATTGGAATTTGTGCGCGGACGCAAACCTGCGCATGCTCGCGAACGCGAGCTGATTCGTGCCTATTCTCCGGCGCTGAATTCGCACTAAAACGGTTGACCAAAAAACACGATTTCGGTTATAATACTAGTATTGTAAACAAAAAGGATTTGACATGATACAGGAAAAAGAGCTCAAAACAAAAAGTGCAGGTTATTTTGCCTGGGCGGCTGCATGTGATGCAAATCGTTACAGTGACGAATGTCGCATGGCATACACACCGTCTCAACGTGCTCGTGCTGAAACTTTTCGGGATCTAGTAGAAATGGCATACACCAATGTTCGTGCCGAGCCCACGTATCGCAAAAAATTTATTGTGATCAAAGTCGAGCACGGTGAGGTGCGTGACCACAAAATGGCTCGCGAAATTGATGCCATTGTTGCGGAAAGAAATTACCAAAAAACCCGCACAGCTCAAGGGCTTAATTTTCGAATTTTTGTGTAAATTGGTTGACCCGAATTGGCGATTTCGGTTATAATAATAGTATTGTAAACAAAAAGGAGTGGGAAATGGAACAGCTCAGCACTATTCAGCAAATCAATTCTGCTATCATGTTTGGTAATCTGACCAACACTGAATTGTCCAGTATCATTGATGCCGTCAAATTTGCTCGTGCTCAAATTACCAAACGACAGACCCGTAGTCTGCATGTTGGCGACTCTGTCAAGTTTACCAGCAACCGTGACGGTGTTACCTACACTGGTGTTGTGAACAAAGTCAAACAGAAATTTGTCTTGGTTCGCACCAATGCTGGCATGTATAACGTGCCAGCCAACATGTTGGAAGCCGCATAAAACGGTTGACCAAAAAACACAAATTCGGTTATAATACTAGTATTGCGAACAAAAGGGAGTTCCAAATGCGTAAAAAGACTGTCATCGAAGGCTTGAAAAATTCTCAAAAATTCCGTGTGATTTTTAGGGGCGGCGGGTCCGAAAATGACATTGGCATGTACATGACTATTCAGCAAATGACCGAAATGTTTGCCACAGTCAATGCCCGCAGCCTGTGCTGGGAAGCAATGGAAATGCTAGCTGCCAGTCGGCTCTTGGCTAAAGCACATTGCAAAGAAATCCCAACAGGTCTTGGTACTACTATCCGTGGTAAACATATTCAGGTCGATCTGGTGTAAAACGGTTGACTCGAATTGGTCGTTTCGGTTATAATACTAGTATTGCGAACAAAAAGGAGTAGTTAAATGGCGTACATGAGTCAGGAAAAGAAGGCAAAGATTGCCCCAGTGGTCAAGAGTATTCTAAAAAAATACAACATCAAGGCCACGCTGGCAGTTCGAAATCACATGACCCTGGTGCTCAACATTCGTCAAGGCGAGATTGACTTTGTTGAAAACTTCATCGAAACTGACAGCCGGGTCGCACATGGTCGAAAAATGTCCCAGGACCAAATCGACTACATCCGCCGAAATCGTTCAGTGGATGTGAACCCTTACTGGTTTCACGAACACTTCTCAGGTCAAGCCCGGGCATTCTTGACAGAAATCATGACAGCCATGAACGCAGGCAATCATGACCGTAGTGACATTCAAACCGATTACTTTGATGTGGGCTGGTATGTGGATGTCAACATTGGTCGTTGGAACCAACCTTACGCACTTGTGAAATAATTTTTAACCAGGAGTATATCATGATCAAACTTGTAGCGGCTTTTGTTATGGGCATTGTGGTAGCCACAGTGGGCCTGTCTGGAATTGCACAAATTGCAGATTCGGGCATTGAGGCCATCAAGACCCAGAGCCAAAATCTCAGCCGAAATGGACAAATCCCAGAATCTCGTTGAGTAGAAATTGGTTGACTAAAAACGGCATTTCTGGTATAATATATGTATAGTGAGTTAATTAGCGGAGTTTGATATGATGAAAGCTGGCAAGTATTATGTGGGTGATCTGTGCTATGTGCTACACGATCGTTGGGAAGAATTTTGCGCTTTGACCATCAACGGAAATAGTGTGCTAGATGGTGAGTTTAATCTCAAGGATGGCACTCGCTTTGCCACTTACACCACCATGTACGGTGATGGCAATTACTTTGATGAAACAGGTAAAAGCTATGATGTAGACGCAGGTCTTATTGGTTGCGTGGCTGTAGAGGACATTGACTTCACAGACCCAAGCAACTCAGTGGCAGGCGGATGTGTTGTAGAGTTTGTGCGGGACTTTACTACGTTTAGTTCAGGTGGTGTCATTAGCATAGGTACGATCAATATCGATACCAGCCCTGAGTACGCAGAAGAAGAGTCAAATTGCACAAATTGCAGATTCGGGCATTGAGGCCATCAAGACCCAGAGCCAAAATCTCAGCCGAAATGGACAAATCCCAGAATCTCGTTGAGTAGAAATTGGTTGACACCAAACCCAATTTCTACTAAACTGTAGATATGTTGCAAATTGCAGCATGTGTTTTTAACTTAACTTTAATAGGCAACTTTGAAAGGCAACTTTATATGACAACCGAAAAAATGTTCACCGTGGCTGGTACCGCTAAAAACGCAGATGGTACTGTGAAAGCTCGCTTTGCCAATGACTTGGTAGCACGTATCAAGATCTTGAACAAGGCCGGCTGTACCGACATCAACTTGGTGGAACTGCCCCAGGCCATGACCAAGCTGGAGGCACTCAAGCACCTGCAGAGCTTGGGCATGACTTCAGGTGATGCTGGCTATGCTGTGGCCAATAAACTGGCCGAAAAGACTCGCATTGCCAAGCGCGGTGAAGTCAAGGTGGCAGGTTCAAAAATTGCAGCTACCGAAGAGCGCAACTGGTCCAAGGTCGAAGTCTAACACTTGACTTGGCAACAGCAACAGTGGCCCTCGGGCCACTTTTTTTTGGCCTGACGTTTTGGCATAACTAATACATGTCCAACGCCGTCCGCTCCGGGGAACCGTTATTCTTGGTCATATCCCGGGTGCCACAAATTCGTGTTCAATTTGGTGAATGGTTAGCAGCCAATCGCAATGCACACGCACGAATCGAAGATCACCGACTGCAGATCATGGATCAAAATACCCTGAACCTTTTTACAGTGACCTGGACACATGGCTGGGATGATGTTGTGATCTGGGACACTTGGCTGCGTCGCCATATCTAGTCATTTTGGCCAATGCTAATTTGACTTCATGATTTGTTGCAGTATAATTAATTTACATGCTGACATATCGTATCACACCTGGTCGAGATTTGCTAATTTACGACTATCACGAGGCCTTGATTGCAGCCGGCACCAGCGAGCTGGAATCACCACTGCATCAAGATCAAGCCATGGAATCATTTTTTGGGAATCGCCAGGTTCAACATCTTGTGCGGAACCCCGACACCTATGACAATGATTTGAAGTCAGCCGTGGCACAGGGTGTGGAAGTTTTAATAGTAAAAAAGGAAAACCCATGACACAACACGAAACCATTGTGGCTGCCTACGAAGCCTACATCGCTGCAAACGAAAAATTCACTACCAAAGGTGTCAAAGCCGCTGCTGCCCGTGCCCGCAAAGCTCTGCAGGAAATGAGCAAAGGCATCAAAGAGCGCCGCAAGGAAATCACAGCCGAGAAAGAAGCTTTAGCTGCTGTCAAGGCTGAATGAGCTCGACCACGATACCATCTGTCTCTGACTACTACGAGTCACTTGGTCAGTCCTTGAGTCCCAGTTGGCCTCAAGGCTCTGGGCATCCAGCAGTGGGGGCAGTCTATGCCAACTCTGCGGTCAGTACTAGTTTGTCTGCTACTGGTAACTATACCCTTGGTACCGGTAGCTACACCGTGCATCCCACCTTCAGTAGTGTAAAAGCCGGCACCTTGACCCTCCAGGGCCGGGAGGCCGACATTGAAATCAACGGTGTCAGTCTCATGACAGTGTTGCAGGGTATTCAAGAACGATTGAACATTTTGCAGCCAAATCGCACACTTGAAGCAGAATGGCATCAACTGCAGGAATTGGGCGACCAGTACCGAAAGCTGGAGGCCGAGTTGTTGGAAAAACAACACATGTGGTCACAGCTGAGTGCCCGCCGCCCCAAACCAGATTGACAAATATCTTCCGTGCTGTTACAATAACAGCTAGAGAGTTAACTACTGAGTTAATGGTCAAAAACCAGCCAAATTGATGTATCTAAAACTCAAATCGGCATCACTTGCTAAGTAAAATTGAGTGTAGCAACAACAATCTGGCTAACAATGCGTTTAGTGGATGATTTCAAATCAAAGGCTACACCCCAGTCGGGGCTGCAACCGGCATACAAATCAGCAGCAGAATTGTTTGCCGTTTCTGAAAGGAAGCGGCGTGTTTGCAAGAAGCTCGGGTGAGGCTTCTTTGTTGACAACTGACGTGGCAGGGTTGGATAATATTCAGCCTGGCTCATGCGAGTTGGCCAATCAGGCCCGAGCGAACTCCGTGTGTCACTGCGCCGTCGGTTGTGTATTAACCGTCTGAAAAGACACAGGAGGATAAACATGTCACAATATCAACAATTCAACCCTGCAAGAATTGCCGTCTGGATAGGACTTGCACTCAAAGTCTTGATCTTGATCATGGCAGCCGGAATAATTTTTTCTGTGGTGACAGCTCGTTTTGGTCATCTCAAAAGCACCGGCAACGAACCACTGCCACAGCATGCATCGGCACAAGACCGCATGCAACAATTGGAATGTCTCACCAGAAACATCTACTGGGAAGCAGCTTCTGAGCCCTTTGAAGGCAAAGTGGCCGTGGCACAGGTCACCATGAATCGAGTGGAGTCAGGTCGCTTTGCTGATTCTGTGTGCGGCGTAGTTTATCAGAAAAATGTTTTTTACGAACGAGTGGTCTGCCAGTTCTCATGGTACTGCGAAGGAACTCACAGAGTCAAACCGGTTCATGCACCCATGTGGCGTGAAAGTGAAGAAGTGGCCAAGCGTGTGCTGTTTGAGGGTCTTCGCTTGCCCAGCATGAAGACGGCGCTGTACTATCATGCTACCTACGTGAATCCCGCCTGGGGCAAACCCAAGATTGCTCAAATTGGACAACATATTTTTTATGGAGAACGCAAATGAAATTCTGGAACAACGCCACCGACATCATGAATGAGTTTTTGAACACACACCTGCCAAAGATCTCGGCAGATACTCTGGGCTGGTTGGCTGCGGTAGTGATTCACTGTGCTACTATTCCCACTCTCTTGGCCTTGCTGACCGGACTCAGTGACAACACACCCAACTTGGACATAGTGTTGTTTGCCTGGGCTGGTCTGGTGTTGATGTTTGGTCGTGCTGTGGTGCTCAAGGACAATCTCAACATCATTACAATTGGCGTGGGATTCATGGTGCAGGCCGGGATTATGGCTGCAATCTTGTTCAAATAATGTGTTGACACCAAAATCCCAATTTGTTATAATAAACGCATGAATCATTACAGGATATTGCAATCATGACCATGCATCTTTGTGGGCCAGCTTTGAGCCTAAATGGTAAGAAAAAAGGTCGGCAGAAATTTCGCAACGCCGAAGAAGCACGCCGAGCCAGAGAACTGGCAGCTGACTGGCAAGAACTGCAAAACAAGTGGAACGTGGATGCGGAAGACAAACGACGTCGACGTGCCATGAAGGCCGAGCCCTTGAGCTATCGGCTGACCACTCCTGTGGGCAGAACCAATACTGCTCACATTCCCTCTAGAGACACCGGACACTCGGGTGCAGTCGCCAGCAAGCCAGTGCCACAGTACACCGGCACTGCCATGATTGGCGTGGGGGTCATGCACAAGAGCAATTCTGTGCCTATTTTTTCAGACCAAGAAGCTGTGGAAATCAGCCGCATGCGTCGAGGTTGAATTGAAGATCACATGCGCTGGCTCCACTATGACGGACATCCAGATCGTGGCTGGGAGAACACCCAACCCGGCTGGTATGAATGTGCAGTGAGAGTGGGCACAGATCATGCCCATCAAAAAAGAGCAGAAATTCTGGAGTGGATCTATCACAACATTGAATTGTGTGAGCGCCATGCCAGATGGATTCACTTGGACTCGGTCATGCATGTGAAATTCAGATACCATAGAGATCACACTTGGTTTGTGTTGCGGTGGGGAAGAACATGACGCATTTTGAATTTTGCGACAATCGTGGCAAGCCCCTGCTGTGCATGATCAACAATGATCGTTGGTTTCGGGACAATCTTGAAGCCTTGACTGTGTGGTGTGAACGACATGGTGCCCAAATACACCCCCATGAACCCGACATGATTCTCATGCCCGACATGGCTACTCGAACTCTTTTCCTGCTGACCTGGAGCCAATGAAAACTCAAACACAGAAGTTCATCGTGTCGACTCCGGGCAGCCATGATCCTGACCTAGGTGCTGTGGTCATATTGAGTGACTACGAATTCTGGGGTCAGCACGAAGCAGAATTAGCCGAGTGGTGCCTGACTCATCATGCTTGGCATCAGGGCATGACTGTGAGTTTTCCTGATCCGCGTGTGCTGGATTTGTTTATATTGAGGTGGTCATGACACATCGAGTGAGAATACCCTGGAACAATCAGCGAGATTGGAATCGTATATGCATCTGGGCTGTGGAACAGTTTGGGTTACCGGGAGATCGATACATGACTCACGCTAGTTCGGACCACATGGACTTTGAATTTGTAGCGGCGCAGGATGCTGAATTTTTTGCACTGAAATGGCGATGAAGAACACTCTGTCGGGCCGATATGTGGCCTCGGTAATGGCGCCCGGACCCAGTCTTGGTGGAGCAGTGGAAGCCTATCGTGGATGGCAACCTTGTATAGACTGGTGTATTGAACAGTTTGGCACTGGTTCCACTCGTGCCTGGGCCTGGCGTTATGTAGGCGAAGGTGTGTTTGAGTTTGAACGTGAACAAGATCGCACTTGTTTTTTGTTAAAGTGGGCATGAGATACAGAATTATGGTAACTTGGCGTGATGCTGACAGTTGGCGGGAAATGAAGCATTGGCTTGACAAAAATGTTGGAAAAGGCAATTGGAGATTTGAATTTCGGGGAATTTCGGTTTCTAATAGGAACCAGAGATATATTGATCTCGACAATGAGCAGATGGCCATTATGTTTGCGTTGAAATGGGGATAAGCATGAACAACACCCTTTGGGAACAACAGGAAATAGTCAGGCTGCTGAAAGGTCAAGCTGGCAGTCAGTATCAAGAGGCCACCGAAGCCAATCGAGCCATCATTCGCGACTGGGTGCGCAGTCTGTTACAGGCCACTGAAGTTCAAGTGACCTTTGTCAAGGCCGATGGCACTGTGAGAAACATGCGCTGCACACTTGACATTGGTCGCATGCCCTTGCAGAACATTCAGGTGCACGAATCCACTGAAAGTCGGGATTCCGAAACTCAGCGTGTGTTTGATCTGGATCTGCAGCAGTGGCGCAGCTTTAGATATGACCGGCTGCGGAAAGTCACTGCCGAAGTCAATTTTGAATAAATACTTCAATGGCCAAAGAAGAAACAGTTAAAATGAACGGAGTAGTAGACGAAATCCTGCCCAACACCATGTTCCGTGTGAAGATAGAAAATTTCGAAAACCCTGTGCTGGCCACCATCAGCGGACGCATGCGACAACACAACATCAAGGTCTTGGCCGGGGACGCAGTGGAACTGGAATTTTCTCCCTATGATCTCACTCGTGGTCGCATCACCAGAAGAAATTAAATACACCATGGAAACCATGACTGCCATCTCTGATTTTATCTCCATTGTGGAAGCTAGAACACAGCCCACCAAGTTGGAAACCACGCCCTTGCCGTATGGTGTCAAGGATCTTGAGCTTGTAATGAGTGCGGCCACCATTGACTATCACTATGAACACCTGGCCCGGGGCTATGCAAAAAGATACAATGCTGGCGAAGGCAATGCCGACTTTAATCGTGCTGGTAGCTTTTTGCACAACAAATTTTTCCCACAATTAAAAGCCCCCAAAGGCGCAAATCGTCCTAGAGGTGCTGTGCTGGAACTAATTGAAAGCAACTTTAAAACCTATGATGATTTTCGCGAGGAAATGAAGAAATCTTTCATGGGCATCCAAGGCTCAGGTTGGGTTTATTTGAGCACCGGTGGCGCAATCAAGACCATCCCCAACCATGCTGTTCGTACAGATATTTGCGTGTTAATTGATGCCTGGGAGCATGCGTGGGCACTGGACTACCAAAGCGATAAAGAAAAGTATTTTGATAATATCTGGAAAATCATCAACTGGGACGTTTGTAACGAAAGACTCTAATACATGATAACTCTAGAACCCGGTGCTGTTGCCAAAATTCAAGAAATCTTGGCTGAAGAAAATAACCCTGCTGCTCGACTGCGAGTATTTGTGCAGGGGGGAGGTTGTTCGGGCATGCAGTATGGATTTACTTTGGATGAAACTCAAAACGAAGATGACTTTGTGCACGAATTCGGCACAGTCAAAGTATTAGTAGATTCTGTCAGTGCACAGTACTTGGAAAATGCTCGCATTGACTATCGTGATGATCTATCAGGTGCCAGCTTTGTGATCGACAATCCACAAGCCCAAACCACTTGCGGCTGCGGATCCAGCTTTAATCCGTACTAACACTCGAAATATCTAAATAGGCTAACAGTCAAACTCTGGTAAATACACCAGAAGGATTGACTCTATGGCCCAGCAAATTATCAATGTAGGTACTGCCCCCAACGACGGTTTAGGGGACCCCATTCGCACGTCCTTTACCAAAACCAACACAAACTTTTCCGATCTTTACAGTTATTTTCAAGCTAGCCCACCGCCCTCGCTGCGAGGCAGTGTGGGAGATCACGCTGGCATGATTGCCAACGATGCCAACTACTTCTATTACTGTTTTGCCAATTTTGATGGAACCAGCACAATCTGGGCACAGATTGCTCAAGTGGGAAATGTTACCTTGCCCTCCATCAGCAACGGTACCAGCAATGTGGTGGTATCACCATCGGGCAATGTGTCTGTTGGCGTCGCCGGTATCCCAGACATTGGTGTATTTGGCACTGCCGGACTTGATGTCCTGGGACGGGTTACAGCAACCGGCAATGTGTCTGGTGCCAACATCACGGCCATATCAACTGTTAGTGCAGCAGCAATTACATCATCGGGAGACATTTCTGCTGTGGGCAACATTGCCGGCAACTACATCCTGGGCAATGGCTCTTTATTAACTGGTGTTTCAGCCGATTACGGCAACGCCAACGTGTCTGCATTCTTGCCTGTATATGGCGGCAATATTGCAGCCGATGAAATAACAGCTACAGGCAACATCACAGGCAACTATGTACTGGGCAATGGTTCCCAGTTAACTGGCTTGCCGGCTACATATACCAATGCCAACGTGGCTGAGTTTTTGCCCACGTATTCAGGTAACCTGGTGAGCCTAGGCGGCGATGTTCGCACCCAAGGAGCCGTCAGCGCCACTGGCAATATCACGGGTAACTATGTCCTGGGCAATGGATCTCAGTTAACTGGATTACCGTCTACTTACTCAAATGCCAATGTCACTGCATTCTTGCCCACATACACTGGCAATTTGGCGAGCATGACAGGTGTGGTATCGACCACAGCCAATATCACTGGTGGTAACTTGCGCACGGTTGGTCAAGTCAGCGCCGCTGGCAATATCACGGGTAACTATGTCCTGGGCAATGGATCTCAGTTAACTGGATTACCGGCTACCTATGCCAATGCCAACGTGGCTGAGTTTTTGCCCACGTATTCGGGTAACCTGGTGAGCCTGGGCGGGGATGTCAGCACAGTTGGCAACATTGCCGGCAATTATATCTTGGGCAATGGTGCACTGTTGATTGGATTGCCGGCTACTTACTCAAATGCCAATGTCACTGCATTCTTGCCCACATACACTGGCAATTTAAATTCCCTGACAGGGCCTGTTAGAACGTCAGCCAACATCACTGGTGGTAACTTGGCCATTAACAATCAAATAAGTGCATTTGGCAATGTAGCTGGACGATATTTCATTGGTGATGGATCGCAACTGACTGGACTAGCTAGCACATATACCAATGCCAATGTGTCTGCTTTCCTGCCCACATACTCGGGCAATCTTGGAGCCAACAACATATCAGTTGCCAGTTCTGTTTCGGTTGCTGGTGTCATTGCTGGAAATTTAACAGGCCTAGTAAATGGCCTGGACATTCGCTACTTGTCATTTGATTTTGGTTTTGTGGATACCACAACACCTTATACCAATCCCATACAGTATTTGTTGGCCTACACTGGTGCCGGCAACATAGACATGGGAACCATTTCAGCTCCGGCGGCATTGAACATAGATGCCGGCGGAGCTATGTAACAATCGGAGAAAACAATGAGTTTACAAATCAGAAGAGGAACTGCATCACAATTGTCGGGTATCACTCCCGCATCTGGAGAATTGATATACACCACAGACACCAAAGCGGTATTTGTAGGTGACGGTGTCACTGCAGGTGGTATCAACATTTCTGTGGGCGGCAGCGGCAACATCACTGCCAACCTGATCGGCAATGTGACCGGTAGCTTGAATGGGGCATTGATATCAGTAACTGGCAATGCCACTTCTGGAAATGTTGTTACAGGAACTGTGAGCGCCACTGGCAATGTGTCAGGCAACTACTTTGTGGGCAATGGCGCATTGTTGACTGGTATCACTGCCAACTATGGCAATGCCGAGGTTGCTGCATTCATGCCTACCTATACTGGCAACTTGGTGAGCCTGACAGGTGTGGTAACCACAACAGCCAACATCACCGGTGGCAATATCTTGACCGGGGGAGTGATTTCTGCTGCAGGCAACATCACCGGTGGCAATATCCTGGGTGGTGCTAACGTCAATGCAGTCACACACACCGGTACCACAGTAAACGTCACAGCCAACGTCATCGGCGGCAACTTGATCACAGGTGGTGTGGTCAGTGCCACAGGCAATGTGCAAAGTGGCAATTTGAGAACAACTGGTGTGATCTCGGCTGCAGGTAACGTCACAGGTGGCAATATCGTCGCTGCTGGGGTCGTAAGTGCTGCTGGTAATATCACAGGTAACTATGTCCTAGGCAATGGCTCACAACTGACTGGATTACCAGCCACTTACTCAGATGCCAATGTCACTGCATTTTTGCCCACATACACCGGCAACTTGGTGAGCTTGGCCGGCAATATCACCACCACTGCTAATATTTCGGGCAACTACATCTTAGGCAATGGTGCATTGTTGACCGGAATCTCTGCTTCAACTTACGGCAACTCAGACGTTACAGCTTTCTTGCCCACATACACTGGCAATTTGGTGAGCATGACAGGCGTGGTATCAACCACAGGCAATGTGCAAGGTGGCAATTTGAGAACAACAGGTGTAATCTCGGCTGCGGGCAACATCACTGGTGGCAATTTGAATGTCTCTGCTGATGCTGTGATCACTGGCAACTTGACTGTGAATGGTACCACAGTTACCATCAACGCCAACACAATTACCACAAACGATAAATCTATTACACTAGGCAACAACCAATCTTCCGGTGCTGCCTTGGATGGCGCTGGTATCGACATAGGCAACAACAGCTTGGTCACATGGCGTTACAACAACACAGCCAATGCCTGGGTTAGCAACATCAATGTCAGTGCTACCGGCAATGTCACAGCCGGTGGAGTGATATCGGCGGCGGGCAACATCATCGGAGGTAACATCAATACTGGTGCACAAGTTGTGGCAGCAGGTAACGTAAATGGCGGAAACATCAGCACTGGTGGTCAAGTTGTGGCTCTGGGCAATGTCACAGGCGGTAGTTTGGCAACTTCGGGTGTTATTAGTGCTGCCGGCAATATTACTGGTAGTTATTTCCTGGGCAATGGTTCACAATTGACTGGCGTTGCTGCTTCTAGCGTACAGGCATCTACATTGACTGGTACCACTATAGCCAACAATGTGGTCAATTCCAGTTTGACCACTGTGGGCACATTGACGTCATTGTCTGTCAGTGGCAATACCACTATAGGTAATTTAACCATTGGTAACAGCAAAATCATTGACGCTGGCAGCAACAAGATCACCAATGTTGCCACACCTGCTGCCAGCACTGATGCAGCCACAAAGGGCTATGTTGATGGATTTGTGAGTTCAGGTATCACAATTCAAGATACTTCTGCCAATACCACATCATTGGATCTGAATGGCACGCTGCAGTTGTTGGGCACAGCCAACGAAGTCACAGTTGCCATTACCGATCAAGATCAAGTCACATTTGGATTGCCAGATGCTGTCACAGTTGTTCGAACACTCACCGCTGGCAATGTAGCCACATCGGGCACTGTGAGTGCTGTGGGCAACATCACTGGCGGCTACATCATTGGCAATGGTTCACAACTCACAGGATTGCCAGCTGGTTACACCAACTCCAATGTGGTTACGCTGTTGGCTAGTTTTGGCAGTAACACTGTCAGCACCACTGGCAATATTACTGGTAGTTATTTCCTGGGCAATGGTTCACAGTTGACTGGTGTTGCTGCATCTAGCGTACAAGCATCTACACTGACTGGTACCACCATGGCCAACAACGTGGTCAACTCCAGTTTGACCACAGTAGGAACACTCACAAATTTGAGTGTGAGTGGCAACATAACTGCTGGCAACATCACTGCCACGCATTATGGTTCAGGTGCTGGCTTGACCTCAATTCCTGGTGCTAACGTCACAGGCGCAGTGGCTAGTGCTACATCAGCTACCACAGCTGGCACAGTGACAACTGCTGCACAGGGCAATATCACCAGCGTTGGTACCTTGACCAGTTTGAGTGTAAGTGGCACTGTAACTGCTGGTACATTGAGTGGTTCGCACACAGGTTCTGGTGCTGGATTGTCAAGCATCACTGGTGCTAACGTGACAGGTACTGTGCCAAGTGCTACATCGGCTACAACAGCTACAACAGCTACAACAGCTGGTACAGTGACCACAGCAGCTCAAGGCAATATCACCAGCGTAGGTACATTGACTGCTTTGACAGTAAGTGGTGCCATCACAGCCGGCGGCGGCATTGTAAACGGTCAAGGCAACGGGGTTGGCAACATCGGTAGTGCAAGTACCTACTTCAATACTGTGTTTGCTCAGGCCACAAGTGCTCAATACGCTGACTTGGCAGAAAAATATCAAAGTGATCGAGACTATCCCCCTGGTACTGTGGTAGTGTTTGGTGATGACACAGAAATCACCATCAGTACAACAGAGGCAGATGCCCGAGTAGCAGGTGTAGTCACAACTGCACCTGCTTACATCATGAACGCTGGACTAGTGGATGGCGTGTCTGTGGCCTTGGTGGGTCGTGTGCCTTGTCAAGTGGTGGGCACCATACGCCGTGGCGACTTGTTGTCAACCAGCCACATACCGGGCGTGGCCACTCGAGCACATGATCCTGCCATGGGCACCGTGATTGGCAAGGCCTTGGCCAACTACAACAGCAGCGTTCCGGGCATGATTGAAGTGGTTGTGGGAAGACTCTAAACCATGGCACAACCGGTCTGGGTAACTCCTGCGGGCAGCCTAGGCACAGTGGCCGAGGGTGTGTTCTTTCAGGTTCCGCTAATTGCTGTGGAGCCCGAAGTGGGTGCAGAAGTTTATTACCAAGTGATTGCGGGCCAACTGCCTGCAGGAGTTCAGTGCGCCCCTAATGGAACCATTACTGGCATTCCACAAGCAGTGGTCACCGTACAAGGTGTTCCAGATCAGGTCAGCAGAGATGTAACCAGCAAATTTGCCGTGCGTGCCTATACCGAACGAGAAGTTGGCGGCATTCGGGTGATTAATCGTCTGGCTGATCGTACATTCTCTCTCACTGTGACTGGACAAGATGCACCTGAGTTTGTGACTCCAGCAGGCAGTCTAGGCACCTTCTATGACTGCACAGTGGTCGAGGGTATACAGGTTGAAATTTCCGACACTGATCCCGATGACTCAGTCATGGTTGTTGTGGCTGCTGGCAGTTTGCCTCCGGGTTTGGCCATGACACACCGGGGGTTGATTTCGGGATTTACCGAAAGCATTACTCCCAATGCGGAGCAACCAGGGTTCTCTCGAGATGGCCAAGGGTTTGATCAATTTGCCTTTGACTTTGGTGCCAATGATATCAACCAGACCTATGAGTTTGTGCTGAGAGTAACTGACGGCAAAGCCAGCAATCTCAGAAGTTACAGTATCACCATACTGAATCGAGCCAGTCTCACAGCCGACACTATAGAATTCACAGCCGACAACACCTTTGTCACTGCCGATGGTTCGCCTGTGGTACCCCCCATATTATTGACTCCACAAGGCAGCATTGGCAGAGTACGCAGCGACAACTTTTATGCATTCAAATTTGATGCTTATGACTGTGCTGGCGCTGACATACGATATCACATCAACCTTGGAGAAGGTATTGGTTTTTCTCCAGCTATAGTGAACTTTGCTCCCGGCAGCTTTGATCGGGAAGGGTTTGATCAACAGGCATTTATCTTGCCTCCTGGCTTGAGCTTGGATACAGGAACTGGTTGGCTTTGGGGATATATTCCAGATTCTGGCTTGACCGAATACACCTATGAATTTGCTGTTCAAGTTTCCCAAGCAGATGCACCTGAAATTATCAGCAACTACTATTACTATTCCATAACCATTGTGGGTGCTGTGGATACCCAAGTAACCTGGATTACTCCCGCACACGTTGGTTACATTGCCACAGGCAGTATCAGCACTCTCAGCATTCAAGCTCAAGTGGTCACAGGTGCACAACTGCAATATCAACTCAAACCCGGCAGTGCCAGTGCCTTGCCACAGGGCCTGACCTTGTTACCGTCGGGCAATATCGTTGGTCGTGTGAGTTTCAACACATTTGCCTTGGACGGCAACACCACCACATTTGATATGTCGGCACAGGATGTGCTGCTAACTGGCGTTCAACCTCAAACCACGTTTGACCGAACATTCCAATTCACCGTGGAGGCGTTTAGTAGCACCAGTCAAATTGATGTGTTTAGAGAGTTCTCAATCACTATTGACCGAGTGTATGACCAACCCTATGAAAATCTCTACATCCAGGCCATGCCCCCGGAGAGCAGTAGAAATTTGGTCAATAGCCTGGTACAAAATCAAAACATCATACCCAATGACTTGTTGTATCGTGCCGATGATATGTATTTTGGGCGTGCCGCTCGAGTGGTGTATGATCATGCATTTGGGCTCACCAGCGCCACTATTGCACAGTATGTGGATGGTCTGCAACGCAACCACTACTGGAAAAATCTTGTGCTAGGTGAGATTGAAACGGCTCAGGCGCGAGATGACGCGGGTAACGTCATGTACGAAGTGGTATACAGCAGAATTGTTGACAACTTGGTAAATGACGCCGGGGAAAGTGTCGGCCGCGAAGTGGTGTTGCCCTATTCTGTCACCTATGGCGAGGAAACTAATGGTATAGTGTACCCCAACAGCTTGATCAACATGAGAAATCAAGTGATCGACACTGTGGGTCAGATCAGCAACGTGTTACCGCGCTGGATGTTGAGCAAACAAGCCAATGGTCAGGTGCTGGGTTTTGTACCTGCTTGGGTGATTGCATATACCATTCCGGGTGCCAGCAGACAAATTGCCTACAACATACAGCAACAGTTCGGCTCACAATTGAATCGGGTAGATTTTGAAGTGGATCGCTATGAACTTGATCGACTTTTGAGCGTGCATTGGAATTCCGTATTACAGAGTTGGGAGCCCACCCCTGCTGCCACAACATTTGATATCTCTCCTGGTCCCTCCACAGTGTTTGATGGCAACAGCTTGAGATTTATTGCGCCTGTGGACATGCCAGTTAATGAAACCACACGCAACGACTTCGATAAATATCTTGTGTTTCCCAAGACAACAATTTTAGGATAAATTATGACAAGTGCAATCAACCCCAACAACATCAACGGTGCATATCCCGTGGCCGGTCAAGACAACAATTCGCAAGGCTTTCGCGACAACTTTACCAACACCAAGACCAATTTTCAGTATGCAGCTGACGAAATTTCTGATCTTCAGAGCAAGGTGGTTCTCAAGGCCCCGTTGACTGGTACCACACTCAACAACAACATGTTGGGCAGCATTGTGAGCAATGGTGTGGCACAGAATTTTGGCCTGACTCGTGTGGCCCTGGGCACAGTGAGCGGCAGCACCACTATCAACTATACCGCAGGTCACTATCAAACCCTGACTCTAGGCGGTAATGTGAGCCTGGCATTCAGCAACTTACCACCATCGGGCGTAGCAGCAGTATTCACAGTACAAATCACTGTAACCGCACCTTCACCTTACACTACTCCTTATACTCTTACATTACCTGGGACAGTTTCGGTCAACACGGCAGGAATTCAAGGGTTTAATGTCAGCACCAACACCATTGCATTTGCACCCAGTGGCAGTTCCACTGTGGGTGTTTATGCATTTCAATTCATCACCAGCGACGGTGGCAGCAGTTACACAGTGAATCAAGTCAACTCTGCCATGCAACCATTCAACAACTCCAGCGAAGATTTGGCGGCCAGTGCTGCTGTCAGTTTGATCAAAACCACCAGTTATTTTACCACTGGTGCACTGGGCGAAACAGCTACCTTGGCTGCTGGTGTAGATGGACAGATCAAGACCTTGATCATGAACAACACTGCAGGCGGTTCAATGACGATCACAGTGGCCCAGGCTGGGTGGAAATCTCCTGGTTCTTCTGGCACAGTGACATTTACCACACGTGGTCAAGCCTGTACCTTGCAATTCACTGCTGGATATTGGTTCTGCATTGGCAACAATGGCGCGGCGTTTGCCTGACCAAAACAGTTGACATTGTCCCCGGGGTGCTGTAAACTAAGCACATGGAACATCCCTTGGTCATGGTAGACAGCTCGCTTTCAATAGACGAGCTGAGTGCCAAAATATCCGAACTCAACAAAAAATTGGGCATTGCACAACGAACCGGCAACGGTTGGGTGTGCGAGCAAATACGCATGGCCATCGAAGCCTATCAAAATCGCTTGCGTGAGCGCAGTGATGAAGCCCTGCGTGGCAGCAGCAACAACAACTTTGACGAAATAATAGACATATCATGAATGTGAGATTGCAATATCCTGCGGCTTTTTCTGCCGGTGTCTGGCTAGATGATCACTTGAGCATGAACACCTGGACCATTAGAGTGGACATGACCACTCAAACCATGGACGAGGAAAGCACTGCTGTGGCGTTTGATCGACTCAAGTACTTCTTGCACGAAGTCCTGGACAGCTCGGTATTGATCGAAGAATCCAATACCACTCAGATAAAACTGCTAACCGCTGCTGGAATTCGAGTGGTGGCCATGCCCGAGGTTCCGGTGGATCAAATTGTGGGCATGATGCTGTTTGCCAAACTCAACACCATCATGGAAGATCGTGTGACCGTGACCGAGGTGTCGGTGGGCAGTGAACTGGGCAACCAAGTGATATACCTGCACAACGATCATGAAACTCTGGGCCCGTTTGAAGAGCCCGGCTGGTGGTCATCCCCGGATCCTGCCACCCAGAATGTCAAACCCTCCGGCAAGAAAACTGTGTGGTCCCTGAAAAATTCAGCTGCATGGTCGGCCTTGGACATGACTTGGCCTGTGCCTGAAGTGTTGACAGAAACCGATACCGGTAATACAATTGTGTTTGCAGACTTTGGCCGAGATGACACAAGATAAATTTGGGCAGATGATTTTTTCAGAAAGTGATGTGTGTGACTTGATCATGCAGGGGCACGGGGCAGACACCTTTGACGGCATGCTGGTGGATGAGTCTGTGAACTTGGAATCAGCTGTGGAATTTTTGGATTACTTTCCCGACTTTGTTGAGTACTGGAGATTTGACGACCAAAAGGATGTTTTGGTGCCAGACTGGGACACGATACAGCAGGAAACCTGGCACATGCCCCCAGAATACCAGAGCCTGGACATTGCTGCTCATGTGTTGAGTCTGTGTGCCACAGATGCAGAACTGCAACGATGTGGCAGTGAATTGCTGCTGTATCAAGAGCGCAACTTGTTCAATCTCTTGAGATATCTCAAGTACTTGGTGGATGTGATGCAGCAAAATCACGTGATCTGGGGTGTGGGTCGTGGATCTAGTGTGGCCAGTCATGTGCTGTACAAACTTGGTGTGCACCGAGTGGACAGCTTGTTCTATGATTTAGATGTTGCAGAATTTTTGCGTTAAATACTGCACATACCAAAGGGTGATATTATGACACAAAAAGTTTACAAAACTGCCATGGGCAAGACCGTGGACATGGGCCAGCTCATGCTGGAAAACGAACAGGTTCGTGCTGTGGGCAACATGAATGTCAACGCTCGCGGAGACTTGCTGGACAGCAGCAATCGTGTGATTGATCCCAAACCACGCCAGGTTCAGCGTCAGTATCAAAAACAAGCAGCTCGTCCCACACCAATCCCAGTAAGCACAGGAACTCGTGCTGCACGATCTCAGAAGGCCACCACCAGTGCTGTAGAATCCATTTCATTTGGGGGTGAGACCGTGATTGACAGTTCTGTGCCAACAGAACCCGTGCCAGAATTTGTGGCACAGGCACCTGCAGTGGAACAACAAGATCCTGCCGTAGTCCAAGAGGTGGCAGAAGTTGCGCCTTCGGTGATCGAACCCACAGCACCAGCTGAGCCTGAACCTGTAGTATTGGAAACGCCCGCACCTGTAGTACCACCCTCTGCCACAGCCTCTGCAGGTGGCTTGGCAGCGGCCTTGGCCAAATCACGCACAGTACAACAAGAAAAAATCAAAACACCAAGACAGATTTCTCAAACCTCTGCAGGAGTCAAACGAATTTAATGGAGAACTCAATGACCAAATCAGCTTTTGCACCACATGAAATCAAATCACACCAACTGCGTCCTTTAAAGGACTCGGTGATTGTGAGTGACATGACCTTTGACCAACGTATCACTTCAAGTGGCATCATCTTGCTCAACGACAACGGCAAGGGCACTGGGATTCGCCCACGCTGGGGTTGCGTGTATGCAGTGGGCCCAGAGCAAACAGATGTGCAAGTGGGTCAGTGGATCTTTGTGGCACATGGTCGTTGGACTCGTGGCATTGATGTACAAGACGAAACTGGTGCCAAGACCCTGCGCAGAGTTGATCCTGCCGACATTCTCATGGTCAGTGACACTGAACCAGCTGACGACACCATGAGCGACGCAGTTCATGTGGAACCACAATCCAGATGATACGAGACTGGACGGTGGACCAGATCATTGCTGAGTGCAAAAAAATGTACACAGCCGCAAATGATCCCTACATGACCGGTTGGAACAATTGGCCTGCCAAACAAGATCTCTATCGTGTGAAATTTGCCGTGGATGAAATGTTGAAGAATACTGGTAAATTTACACCCGAAGATGAGTGGTTGGAAGACCAGGAAAAACAAAGAATGTGGAAGGCCTTGATCAAATGAAATGCAGCACTTGTCATCAAACATATACCGCCACTTGTGATTACCGGCAGGGTCGCTGCCCAGGGCACCCGGCCTTGTTCGATCGCATTCTCAAATTTTTCACCAAGACAAACAACAATGGACAAAAATAAAACCGTTGAACGCATGAGTGAACTCATGGAACCCATTGATCAGCAGATCATGATGTGCGACGATCGCCGCGACATGCTGATGATGGCCTGTGCCATGTTGCAGCGCACTCAAGAAATCTTTGACGCTGAACTGGGCGAACAGGGTCGCAAACTCATGTTTCAGGAACTGGTATGATATTCAACCATGTGAAAGAACTCAAGGCCCAGGGCAAAAAAATTGGCATAACCTTCAGCACCTTTGACATGCTGCATGCCGGCCACATTGCCATGTTGAGCGAAGCCCGCAATCACTGTGACTATCTCATTGCTGCATTGCAAACCGATCCCACAATCGATCGTCCGGATACCAAAAACAAGCCGGTACAGAGCATAGTGGAGCGACAGATTCAGTTAGCTGCCTGCCGCTATGTGGACGAAGTTGTGGTGTACCAGACCGAAAAAGATCTCGTGGATCTCTTGCTTATTTTGCCTGTTGATGTTAGAATACTGGGTGTGGAGTATCAAGACAAGGAATACACCGGTCGTGCCGAGTGCAAAAACCGTGGTGTGGAAATTGTGTTCAACGGTAGAGATCACTCATTCAGTTCCAGTGGCCTGCGCAAACGAGTGGTGGAGGCAGAAAAATCCAAGGCCACATGAGAAATATCAAACTGATAGATGGTGTTGTGGCCTTGCACGAAATTGCAAGAATGGTGCAGGAAGAAACCGAACACACAGACCTGCACAATGCCATTCGTGAGTGCGCAGATCGCTTGCACCTGCTGTCAGTGGAACAGGGCCAAGCCGACCGAGAGGCCACAAACATTATCAATCAACTCAACACTAAAGGAAAATCGTGAAAGATCTCTGGGTAGAAAAATATCGTCCCAAAACCGTGGACGGCTATGTGTTTGTGGACGACACACAGCGTGAGCAAGTGACCAGTTGGATTCGGTCAGGATCCATACCACACTTGTTGTTGAGTGGTGGGCCTGGCACTGGCAAAACCACTCTGGCCAAACTGTTGCTCAACGAGCTGGGTGTGGACGAGTATGATGTGATGTATGTGAACGGATCCAAAGAAGGTCGCAAGATTGAGTGGGTGGATCGCTTGATCGGATTCTGTCAGACCATGCCGTTTGGTGCGTTCAAGGTGGTGTTGATCGACGAAGCCGACTACATGAACAAAGAGTCAGTACAGCCAGCTCTGCGCAATCTCATGGAGGACTACAGCAGCACCGTGAGATTCATATTCACCTGCAACTATCCCCACAAGATCATTGCCCCACTTCACAGTCGTTGTCAAGGATTTGAAATTGCACGAGCTGATCACACCGAATTCACAGCGCGAGTGGCCACTGTGCTGGTGGAAGAAGGTGTGGCGTTTGATCTAGATGTGCTGGACACCTATGTCAAGGCCACTTATCCTGACCTGCGCAAGTGTTTGAATTCAGTGCAACGCAACAGTCAGTCAGGCACGCTCACAGTGCCACAAGGCAGTGACAAGAGCAGCCAAGACTGGCGCTTGGAATGTGTGAACCTGTTCAAGCAGGGCCGAGTGCGAGATGCCAGAACTGTGCTGTGCCAACAGAGCACTCCCGAAGAAGCCGAAGACATCTTTCGCTGGATGTTTGACAACTTGGAACTGTGGGGAAACACACCCGAGCGGCAGGATCAAGCCATTATCATTATTCGCAATGGCTATGTGAATCACAGTTCTGTGGCCGATGCTGAAATCAATCTCAGTGCCACCTTGATTGAACTGAGTAATATTGCATGATTGTTGATCAAAATTCTCAAAATGCAGTATTAATTCACTATCGTGGCGGTGCTTATGGAAATTTTATTTTTCACATTCTAAGCGAATTTTTTTCAAATACAGTAAAAGTTGATAACCGTAGTTTCAATTTTAGTTCAACTGGTAATTCTCATAATACAAAAACATATATAGAAACGTACAACCTGGCAGGCGAAATAGAAAAAAAAACTTTACAAAGTTATTCGGATTATAAATATTCTCCCGAGATAACAGACCACGATGCAGTTGATCAAATCAAACAAGGTAAAAAATTTTTAATACGGTGTGATACCTCGGTTGTTGACAACTACAAATATCTGTTATCCCAATGGCAAAATGCCCAAATGATTCGAATGCATCAGCCAGAATTTATAGATAGACTGGTGATATTTTCCAATTTAATGCACAAATCTGCAATAGAAAAATTTTCATTGTATAAAAATTGTTTGTTTGACCCACCCACAGTCGAGCGAATCCGATCTCTGCCGGGCGACTTTGAAGAAAATCTGGTGGATGCAATGGTTGAGACATTTCAGAAAAATTTTGACATTTATGGAAAAACATTTGTCAAGCACGTGGACCATGCTAGAGTATATAATTTTTCTGTCAGAAATTTAGAGAATTGGGATATATTTTATAAAACAATCAAAGGTTGTTGTGAATTTCTAGGAGCACACATTACTGACGTGAGTTTACTGGAAAATTGTTATAGGTCTTTTGTATCACATCAGCACAATTTGAAATATTATTCATTTGACAAAAATACCTGTGCTGATGATGACGATTTAATAGGTCGTGCCTTGGTAAAATACTATCAATTGACATGGAACAAAAATTCAGAACACTAACACAAATCAAAACTATTTGTGGCGCTAGACCGGTGCAGACTGTGGAATTTGAAGATTGGTTAGAAAAAAATAATTTTCAAAACATTCTCGAAATCAGCGAATATGCCGATTATGATGTTTATAAAAAAACACAAACTTTGAAATACCAAAAAGGTTCCGGCCCTTGGGACTTGATATTGTATTTTAACAACACATTGATTGTGAATTTAGCTGATAAACTAGCATACCTTGACAGTCTCGTAGATTCATTGACCGACAACGGTTACATTTACTGTGCATTAAACAAATGGTGTATTCAGATACCAGAACCAGACCCACAGTACAAAGAATTAATATTTGATGATGCTTTGTTGCCATATGTAAAAAACAAACTTAAAAATTATAAAATCATGGATTATAAATATATTCCAAACGATCTTGGCGGTATGGGAAATTGGGTACATGGTAACAATCGATTTTGGTTGACCAAATGTTAAAAAAAGAAAATATTCGAGTATTGATAAGTCATTGGAACGAAGTGTGGTGGCACTATCGAAATTCGCCCAACAATCTACTGAATAAAGATAAACTGGTAAAAAAATTATTAATTCCAGGAAGCACACTGGCCTGGAATTCATTGGGTATACGATATCACAATCATATAGATAATTTAACCATTTATGATGAATTACTGGACCAGACTGAAAATTACAACAATAAAAAATTCAACAATATCTTGGTATTGAATGCATTACAGCTCAGATATATCACCGTTGATGAATATTGTGAGAAAATAATACCGCTGAGTCACTTATTGTCAAAATCGGGCAGAATGCAAATTGGATTCAATTCAAGTTTTTTACATTGGAACAGAGTGGCCTATGATATTGATCACGAAATTGATCGATTTAAAAATATTCTGTCACAACATCAACTGGTATTGAAAAATCAAATTATAAAACCATTTAAAACTGCAGCATTAAATGGTGATTGCACTTTAATCTTTGACAAATTATGAGATATCTAATACTAACCTATTATCGCAAAGCTGATGGCAAAATCGACGAAGTCATGGCAATATCACGCAATCTCAAACCCAGAGACTTGCAAACAGCCAATGTGATCCTGGATTTTCGAGAACAACGTGTGCGCAGATGCATGATTGACGGACAATCAGCATCACAAGACTGGGATCATGTGGTCAGCTATTATTACCAACATTACACCGCCACAATAGAACGACTGTTTGAAGACAACGGACACCCAGTGAGCATCACAGCTGACAAACCCCCTGCTTGACACCTTTGCCTGTGTTGTGTTATAATACAGCATGCCAAAAAATATCAAATCTGACAAATTAATCTTAACCGACATCGACGGTGTGGTCTTGGACTGGGAATACGCTTTTGATGTGTGGATGGGACAACACGGACATGACAAAAAGCCCGGGGGCGAACTCAAATACGACATCGGCAAGCGATACGGTATAGATCAGGAACAGGGTCGCAAGCTGATCAAGATCTTTAATGAATCGGCTGCCATTGGTTTCTTGCCGCCCTTGCGTGATGCCATGTACTACATCAAACGCCTGCATGAAGAACATGGCTATGTGTTCCATGCTATCACCAGCCTCAGTCGAGACAAGAATGCACAGGAACTGCGCAAGATGAATCTGCGCAAATTGTTTGGCAAAACTGTGTTTGAAAAATTTGTGTTTTTGGACACCGGTGCTGAAAAAGACAAGGTGTTAAAAAAATATCAGGACACTGGTTTGTGGTGGGTGGAAGATAAAATTGACAATGCTCGAGCAGGACTTGAAGTGGGCCTAAAACCCCTGTTGATGGAGCATGGTCACTCCTTGGATTTTGAACATGTAAAAATACCCAAGGTGCGCAACTGGCGCGAAATCTACGACACAGTTACCGCTGAATAGTGGGCAGGATTTCTGCCCACTGTGCGTCAGTCACCGTATAGTTTCAAAACGCTGCCAATAATGGCATGCCGTTGAACGTCACGAGCAGTTAATTCACAAACTGCTATACCTGATACACCCCCCCTCTCCAGTCTTTGACACAGGTCTAGTAAACCATTGTCGCCGGTGCTACGGTCGGCTTGTTCGATGTCTCCAGTTATCACAATACGGCTGTCTTGACCAATACGGGTCATCAGCATCTTGCACTGGGCCGGGGTTGCATTTTGCATTTCGTCTGCTATGATCCAGGAATTTTTGAATGTGCGTCCACGCATGAATGCCAAGGGAGAAATTTCTACCACTTGGTCTTCGATCATGGCCACAATGTCTTGTGGTCGATAATACTCACGTAACACATCCAACAAAGGTCTGGTCCAGGGTTCCATTTTGGCCACAAGATTTCCCGGGAGAAATCCGTGACTCTCACCTTCCACGCCCACTGCCGGGCGGGTCAATACTATGCGTTCACATGCTCCTTTTTTGAGTGCTTGAACAGCAGCCAGCATGGCCAAGTAAGTTTTACCTGTGCCTGCGGGTCCCACTGTGACTACGATATGTTGTGCTTCGTCTTGCAAGGCCAGCACCAAGCGTTCCTGGTTTCGCGTGCGAGGAATCAGTTCGACTCTTCGTTGCGAAATTCGGGGTTGTGCTTGATCAAAACTAATGGTGTTTTCTACTGGACTCACACGGCGATTTGCCTTTACTGCGCGATTTTTGCTCAATTGCAATTCTCCCTTTGAGTGAAACAACAGCCGATTGCTGTCCAAAGTATTTAGGTGGCTGGCGGCCAAAAGTTCAGTGGGTGTTGATATTTTCAATATCTCAGCTAAGTATTTCTCTAGGCGGGTGACAAAGTCATTCTCTGACTTACCGTGTCACCAGCATAAATACAGCATGGATCAAGAGCTGTTTAAATCCCACGAAGACTACTGGCAGGTGGCCAAGAACATTCAAAACATCTACACCAGCGAGGGCAGCCTCACTGCGCTCATGGATTTTGAGCGTGTGTTGGATGACTTGGACATCTATGCATTTCGCAACTGGGCACGTGGTGAGCTAGTAAGCGGACCCGATCTTGGTAGATATCGCGTGAGCTGTGTGTTCATGTGGCCCGAGAAACTCATGCCCGATCCACGTGGCGGTCAGCGCCTGTTGCCGTTTGACTGCGAAGTGCGCTACAAAAAAACCACCATACAGATTCCCATGCGAATTGAAGATCCCAGTGACTATCGTCCGGGAACCAAAAAAGCACGCATCATGGAACAACGAGTATGGCTAGTGGAAATTGTCATGCCCAAGGCTCTCATGAGCGACATCCGTACTGGATCCGTGGAACTGGAAGGCGAAGACATTGACCTGGCTGATCTTGACACAGCCTACGAGCAGGATCTGGACCAAGAAGCCTTTCAAAGCGATGAACAATCTCAAAATGCACAACAATCACTACAACAACCTGCCTAGGCCTCTCACTGAGGGCCTGGAGTACAAGGACATGGAGGGCTTGGTCAAGCCCACAATCCATGTGGACGAGTTTGACTCCAAAATGGGCGACAACGATGATGTGATTGTGATCAGCTTTTTTGTGCGTGATAAACTGGCAGCACGAGACCTAGTGTCATGGTTTGAAAAAGGCTATGACTTTGTGTTGGATGCTGATCGCTCTCCGGGCGAAATCCGTCCCGGACGCTACTTGGTGTACGTGGAAATTCGTCGCCGCAGCAGCGCACCTGCCAATGTGGCTGCCCTGTTGAGTGATCTCGGTACCTTGACCGAACATGACTCTGACTCAGACTGGACCATGCACTATCGTGACCAGGCATTGCCGTTTTCCGAGGAAGATTTTGCCAGACTGGTTCCTACCAGTCCCAGACAATATCGACTCAAATACGAAGGCGAACTCAACGAAGTGAGAACCGCAGCTGGCCTGCCCATCAAGGCCACTTACGAATCTGATGCTGATATTCGTGCCATGCAATCAGCAGCCGGCATACTGTGACAAATCACAACTTGGTGTAAACAAAGTACAAGCGATCGTTGGCGTCGCGTTTGAATGTTTCCAGTCTGAGATTGTACGTTTCTGCAAATTCTGATACCACTTCGAACGTCCAGGGAAATATCTGCACATAGGGACCAGTGCGATGCGGGATGCCTGGATTGGCTCGCAAATAAAATCGACCACCAGTTTTCAGCAGGTTCACACAGTGCGCAAATCTTTGTTCAATGTCCTCTCGGCTGTTGAAGTTGATGGATCCCAAGGCCATGATCACATCATGGCTGGCAGGTTTTACCTTGTAGTCCAAGATGTCAACTTCAAAGTCAGCACAGTTGTTGTAGGGATCGATGCCCACTAAATTGTTGATCCTGCCCTTGAACGGATGATACCCACAGCCCACATCCAGCACAGATTCGGGATTGAGAGCATTGATTTCGTCTGCCAGTTGCCAGCCAGTGTAGTCATAGTCACCGGTTCTGGGTTTCCAGATTTCGCTGAAAAATCTCAAGATATAACGCTCGCTGAGATCGTCCACAATACTGCGCACAGTGCCCACATAGTCACAAGGCAGGCTCAGTTCAGCGTCCACGGCTTCGCAAAACTTGCGATAGCGTGCTGGAGTCCAGGGCAGTTGATCCACCAAGGTATCGGCTCCAATGCTGTGTTTGACATCTTGATACTTGTCTAAATCAAAGGCCTGTTGTAAATTTTTGTGAACTAAGTCAAAAATTAGCGTATTCATTGAAAATTTTTCCTATTTGATAAATATTTTTTGAAATATACAGAAATTTTAGTTTCTGGCGTTATTTTTCATAACTATTTAACACAAAGGATTATCTATGAAAAAAATACTAGCCTGCTTGGCTTTTGCGTCTGCGTCTGTGTTTGCTTGGGAACCCAGTCGACCTGTCACAGTTTATGTGGGCAACACACCCGGTGCCGGCAACGAAATTGCGTTTAGAAAACTGGCCGAAATTGTGCAAAAAACTTCGGCACCCAAGTTTGTGTATGTGGTACAAAACATACCAGGTGCAGACTCTGTAGTGGCCAACAACAGATTTTTAGAAGCCACACCCGATGGCCACACCATCAACCTTCCCAGTCACATGAGCAGCTATGTGACCAATGACATCTGGGAAAAGAACATCAAAAAATACAACTACGACTCGTTTGTGGATGTGTTGACCATGGGCAAAAGTCCCTTGGCCTTGGTGGCACATCCTGCCAGTGCTGTCAACACT